CGCTTCCAGAACTGCTGTATGTGCCGCTGCTTTTGGAAGAGCTTGAGGAGCTGGAAGAACTGCTGACAGATTTCCCTCCCGTTCCGGTCTGTACGAACGTCAGCTGAACATCTGCCCTTACCCAAGTGTGGTTATGTGCAATTTCAACTTCGCTGACCGATGCCTTCTGTAGCAACAATTTGTAGGTAACCAGTTTCTTTGTCCCGATATAAAAATAATCGCTTTTCCCTGCGGCTGCCTCAGATACGAAAGCAAGTGCTTCCTTGCGCACGTCGCAGCCGGTGAGGGCACTAAGGTGAACTGTCATGGACAACTCTGACGGATTCCCATTTTTTCTTGCTGCATAATGCTGTTTATTTTTATTTTTTTCCTCTGTCTCGCAGGACCCCTCAATCTGCAGTCCGCTGAAACCACGTATCAGTTTCGGTGATACTGTGAATTTATGTTTATTCCATCTTCCCGTCTCGGTTGAGACCTTTTTATTTGCCATGTAACATTACTCCTTCCACGGTGCGCTCGCTGGCATATAATCTTCTTCGTCTGAATTTTCTGTTACCTCCACAACTGGAAGTTCCAGAACCTCCCCACCGGTAAATACAGGGATCGTGCAAAGAGAAGGATTCGCGCCCAGCAGCTCGCAGGCGTATTTTTCATCGCCGTAAATAATCAGAGCTACTTTGTCGAAAGTTTCTCCGCCGCTGCACCGATATGTCTGGCCGCTAAGTGTCATTGATATACCTCCACATTGTCGCGCATTTGTTTTTCTTCAAACCATTTGTCCAGCCGTTTCTTGTCCTCCTGGAGTGCAGATTCTACTCCTGTAACATCCTGCGCGTTGATTGTCGGACTGTAAACAAGGGTAGTCGATCCGTTACCGGATCCTGCATTCAACCCTCCGTACATACTTAAAAGCTCCGGCCAGCTGAATCCGCTGGCGGCACGTGCGGAATTGAGAAGATCTGCGGTCCTCTGGCTGTGTTCCTCCGGGATTGCCCACTCTGGCCCTGCCTCGCCAAATATAGAAGCCGTTGTAGCACGACCGCCTTCCGCGAATAGTCTGTTACCTGCAATGTTTACTGTAATGGTGCGCCCATTATAGCTGTTAATGACAGCTGCAAGACTTGACGTATTGCCGGTTACGTTTTCAACAAGTGTCTTGCCGTCCTGGTCCGTAATCTTCATTGTGAGATCAGTCGCGTCACCGTCTATGTACTCCAGCAAATTCTGGCCGTCCGCTCCGTCAATCGTTGCCTGCAGCTGCTGCGTGTCTCCTTCCACCTGGACTTGTACGCCCTGGTCCTGCAGTGCTGTCATGCTGTCCTGGCCTTCCACATACGGTTCGATCGGAACCGGTATCGGATCCAGCTCTAAGGAAGCGTTCTGGTCAATTTCCGGCGTTACCTGGATGCGGTACTGTTCCGGATTTTGACTTGCTTCTCCGAACATCAGGGAATATGCCGCATATACGTCTCTGAGCGCGTTTTCTGTGTCTTCAAATGGCGTCCCGCCCGCTGTATCTGTCAGAACCTTTTCGAGATCATAGCTCTGCGACAGCTTCTGGACTATGTTCATCAGCTCATTGGCGTCATTCTTTGTGAGGTTCATTTTCGACTGGAACAGTTCGATTCCGGAATTTTGTCCGGATGCTTCTTTTCCAACCGTATCAAAAAAAGATTTCAGGTTGCTTTCTTCGTCGGTAAATGCTGCAACTGTCGCTTTCGCATTCTCTACGGTATAGTCAGATATTGAATTATTCAGGGTTTCGAGGAAGGAACTCTTTTGCGCACCTTCCATGCTGACAACTGTATCGTCTCCGAGAATGGACGATGCAATCCCGTTCCAGTCCTTGACGCCTGTTCTGGCATATTCGTTGTTGATCTGGTCCATGGCGTACAACTGTCGAAGCTGGTTCGCGCTCTCTGTATCGCCTTTCGCATCGTAGTCGGCTATTTTGGCTTCAATTTCATCGTAGCCGCCTTGTGCTGCGATCTGTCTGGCAAGCAATTCACCGAGCCTCGTTCTGATGTTATTCGATCCGAGATCTGTTTCACCGGCCCATTTGTTTGTTCCGTACTCACCTTCAAACATATCAATCGCAGAATCTGGCGTCAGTTCACCAGAAAGGACTCTGTTTGCAAGGCCTCTTAATTCTTCGTACTGGTCCGCATAATCGCTCTGCCGAATCTGGCTATCCCACAAACTGTACAGGATATCATCGTATTTCTCGCTTTGCGTCGTCTTCTGCTGGTTATACTGAGCATCTACTGCGGCAAGCGCTGCAGCCTTTCCTTCCTCGGTCGCTGTCGTTCCGTTGATTTCAGTGCCGTTGGCGATTGCCTGATCGTACCTGTATTCCAGTCCGTAACGTTCTCTGAGATAATTGTCCTCTGCTTCCTGCAATGTCTGCTCTTTTTGGGACGTGATTTCTGCTGACATGCTTTCGATTTCGTCCAGGCTTGCTGTCTGTGCTTTATGCAATAACATCTGCTGGTCGATGTAGTCCTGTTCGCTCTGTGCCTCTGCAGACGCTTTGGCAATCGCGTCATTGTACGACTGCATGAAACTCAAAATGTTCTGGTATTCTTCCGGCGAAATTGTTCCATCAGAAAATGCACTCGTCAATGCTTCCCGGATCTGTTGCCCGATACTCTCTGCCTGTGCAATGGATTCTTCATAAGAGGAATTGGTGAGATCAATAATATCCCGATACTCATCGTTTTCTTCCGCAGTCCCTGCCCCTCCAAAAAGCATCTCAAAATAGCTCATTGAAGCCGCCGTGCTGTTCTGGATACCAGAAATGACCGCCTGGTGCATTTCGTCGCCGAGGCTTTCCAGATTTGCCTTGTCTTCGTCCGAAAGCTGCACCCCTGTCAGCATATCGGTCAGAAGATTGCTGCTGAATGTCTGGCTTGCTGTCTCATAGCTGGTAACACTTTGATCCACCGCCTGACGGAATTTGTCAATCTCCGTGAAGGCTTCTCCGAAGCTGGTTCCAAGTCCCTGCACATAGCTGCTGATTGTGTCATAGTCCATTTCAGCAAGTCCGAACCCGCCTTCGAAATCCGCTTCTTCCAGCTTCTCAACGCCTGCCACAAGAGAAGTTAAAGTAACAAGTCCAAGTCCGATTGCACCTGCAGGTGTTAAAGCTGTTCCGATAATTCGGAAAGCCGCTCCGGCCGTAAGAAGGGCCGGCCCTGCTGCAGCGAGCACTTCCGCACCGGACACCAGGGCGCTGAACGTTCCTTCGTCCAGGTTAGAGATGCTGTCTACGATATCCCCCAATCCACCGAGTGCATCTTCTAGCTGTCCGGACAGTTCCTCTCCGACAAGCTGTTTTAACCGCTCTACTTTACTTTCAAACGTCTCAATCTTGCCATCGAGAGAATCCATCATCGTTTCTGCTGCGTATTCTCCGTATCCTTCTGCATCTCCGCCCTTCATGGCTTCATACAGTCCATCGTACCCATCTGCTGCCCCCCGCAGCAAAGTAAGTGCTTCTGTGATCGTACGTGTTGGGAAAATCGCCGCAAGCGTTTGAAGTGCATCTTCGTTCTTGTCGATGTTGTCAAATCCGCCTGCGATATCTCCAAGTGCAAGATAAAGTTCACGGTATATATCCAGTGTGCTTTTCAGGTTTCCTTCGGTATCATAGGCACTGAACCCATGTTCCGCCAGTTCCGCATTGGCTGCCGCCAGGGACTCGTCTTCGAGAATTGAAGCAGTTTCTTCGCTTGTTGCGCCAAGCTCTGCCATTACTTCTTTTGCCTTATCCGTCGGCGCGATCAGACGCATCATGGAGTTACGGATCATGGTTCCTGCTTCGCTTCCGGTCGTACCGGCATTTGCAGTCACCGCAATCAGGGTCATAAGTTCTTCTGTATCCCCCGCAAACCGCATGGTGCTTCCCATTTTCAGCATCGCTTCGCCGAATTCACCTATTGTGCTGGCGCTGCTGTTTGCTGCGAATGCCCACAGGTCAATGAAATTTGACATATCTTCAAATTCAACGCCTGCAGCGTTCGTAGCCTTCACAATATAGTTTACAGCTTCCGACAGATCTAAGCTGCCCGCCTGGGCAAGCTGCATTGCCGCCGGGATTCCTGACATGATCTGGTTGTAATCCCAGCCGGCATGTGCCGCCTCTGATATTGCATTTGCAACGTCGTTCGTGTGGAAAATTGATGTTGCTGCCCATTCCGTCGCCGAAGCGTCCAGCTGGGTCATTACCGTGGATAACTCTTTCGTGCTTCTGCCGTAAGTCGTGGATAATGCTACTTCGGCATCTTTCATGCTTTTTTCATAATCACGGTATACCTGTACGGAATCTTCCCCGAATTCAATCAGTTCCTGGCTGAGTCCATCAACCAGAGATCCCAATTCAGTCAGAGTAGCTCCGACCTCCGAAAAACCGCTTCCCGTTCTCGCGTTTATCGCGATAATGGTTTCCAGCGTCTGTGCCAAGTTATCACCATCCCTCTAGTGGCATTAGATTTTGCATATAATTCTTCCGGTTCCGTCTTTAAAATAAAAGAAATATACCTTTTCTCCTGTTGCGTACGTAGCGTCATTGATCGGTTTCAGAGGTGGAGTTTCGATGCCTTCCCTGTCCAGTGATGTGATCGTGTACCCACCATCCGAAGCCGACAATATCTCGCCCCGTTCTATGGACGCATTTGCTCTTTCCATGCTCCGCCTCCCTTATTCGATTGTTGAAATGTTTCTGTACAGTTTCGCGACAGACGTCAAGTTGACAAAATCGTGTTCTGCCTCCTCAATCGTCCATTCTCCCGTTGCGTCCGTATCACCATCGATATCTGCTCGAACCATAGCAGTAAATCCCGGATTGAATTCATTCTGCACGGTCACACTTTCGCATTGCCTGTTCATTTGAAGCAGCTGCGATCTGGCCCATCGTCCGGCCTGTACTTCGTTCAGAACCGGCATGTCCATGACCAACGTAGCGTGTGTTCCGGATATAGAAGTATCTGTTGC